ATATTATGATTGATTTAATGGATAAATTAATTCAAATGAAAAAAAAAGATGGTAAGTATTACACAACATTTAGAGGTGATATACTTAAAAAAATTGTAGAGGATTCGTAATGGATAATAAAATTAAATTTCACGAACCATTTAGCCCCATCATTATGGAATCTAAAGTTCCAGATAAATTTTTAAATTTAATTAATGGTGTTGGTGACGAAGTTTTAAATGATGAAGTAAAATCAAGAGAATGGGATTGGTCTGGGCAACTTGTAGGTAAAGTTCATAAAGAAGTTAGAATACCAATAACAAATAAAGAAGATAGTGCGTATTGTTTAGATGTTATTAGAAAAGGTTGTTTACAATATTTAAACAATAATATTAAAAGAAATAAAGCTCACATAGATTTATTTACTTTACATAGTGAAACTCATAAGTTTAAGCATGGTGACTTGACAGAGCAAAATATTCGTATAGACCAAACTTGGATTGTAAGTCAATATAAAGGTGAATACAATCCATGGCATAAACACTCTGGGCATTTATCTGGTGTGATATATTTAAAAATACCAAAAGATATGGATAAACATTTTGAAAAAGAAATGGAAGACCATTATCCAGTAAGTGGTATGATACAGTTCACATATGGTGAATCTGCAAATTTAAGAAATGATACTTTGACATTTAAGCCAGAGGTTGGACAGTTTTTAATTTTTCCATCATGGTTAAAACATTCAGTATATCCTTTTTATTGTGATGGTGAAAGAAGAAGTATGAGTTTTAATGTTTATTATAAAACAGTAGGATAAGAAAATGATTATTATTGATATGAATCAAATTGCACTTGCAAGTGTAATGATGCAATTAAGATTAGACGAAACAACACAAGTTGATGAAAGTATGGTTAGGCACATGATACTTAATTCTGTTCGTAATTATGTAATGGAATTTAAAAGTGATTATGTGCAAACTGATGAAGATATTATTCTCGCATGGGATTCAAAACACTACTGGCGTAGAGATTTATTTCCACAATATAAAGCTAGTAGAAAAAAGAATAGAGAAAAATCTAATCTTGATTGGAATAAAATATTTGAAGTTACAAATAAAATACGAGATGAAATAAAAGAAAATTTACCATACAAATCTGTTGAAGTTTATGGTGCAGAGGCTGATGATATTATTGCAGTTATTACACAAAGTTGCTACACTAAAGATGTTATGATTATATCAAGTGATAAAGATTTTATACAGTTACATAAAGAAAATGTAAAGCAATGGAGTCCAGTAACTAAAAAAGAAGTAAATGGACATGATCCAAACACCTATATAAAAGAACACATATTGAAAGGTGATTCTGGTGATGGTGTTCCAAATGTGTTATCACCAGACCATACTTTTACTGATGGGTTAAGGCAAAAACCATTAGGTAAAAAAAGAATAGATAAAATGATAAATGAAAATATTGATGATTGGAATGATGAAGTGAAAAGAAACTATCAAAGAAACTTAAAGCTAATAGACCTTAAAAATATTCCTAACAACATTGAATCAGATATCATTAACGCAATAGAAACTTCATCTTGTGGTGACAGGAGTAAATTGTTAAATTATCTTACAACAAACAAATTAAAAACATTAACTGAAAACATTGGAGATTTTTAAAATGGCAGGCTCAACACTATTATATTCAGAAATCCTTGAGTTAGTTCACAAGGCAAAAACAAAAAAAGAAAAAGTTAGAATACTAAAACAATACAATTCTGACGGACTTCGCATGATAATTAAGTCATCCTTTGACCCAAAAATTAAATGGGTATTCCCAAAAGGAGATGTTCCATATACAAAAAATGATGCACCAGCTGGAACAGAACATACCATATTATCTCAGCAAGTAAAAAAGATTTTTAGATTTATTGAGGGTGGTGATAGAGAAACACCACAGTTCAAAAAAGAACAGATGTTCATTCAAATGTTAGAAGGTTTACATGAGAGTGAGGCAGAGTTACTTGTTAATGCAAAAGATAAAAAATTACACCAAGTTTACAAAGGATTATCTACAAATGTAGTTCAAGAAGCATTTGATTGGGATAATAACTTTATGTTAATTGGTGATAGGTACATGGCAGCTAGCCGTTCTGCAACTGGTACTGTTGATGAATAGGAGATTATAATGGAAAAATATTTACCAGACTTAAAATTTAAAGTTAGAGTAAAAAGTAAAGTTGGTGTTTCTTATGAGTGGGGAGAATACACAACAGATGATTACTTTGGAAAAGGAAAAAGTGTTTTATTTTCTTTGCCTGGTGCATTTACACCTACTTGCACTAATTTTCAGTTGCCAGGATTTGATTTAAAATTTAGTGAATTTCAAAAACATGGAGTTGACAATATTTACTGTATAAGTGTTAATGATAGTTTTGTTATGAACGCATGGAAAAGTGAATTAAAAATTAAAAATGTAGAGATGATACCTGATGGTAATGGAGATTTTACTGAAAAGATGGGTATGTTATGTAATAAAAAACATTTAGGATTTGGATTTAGGTCTTGGAGATACGCTTGTGTGATTGAAGATGGTAATGTTATCGCATGGTTTGAAGAAAAAGGCTATAATAATAATGGACTTGATGATGACCCATACGAGGAAACTAAACCAGAAAATGTATTGGAATGGTTGGAGAAAAATTCATCACCAGCTGCATGGCCTTTTCCAACAAGTCCAGTAAGTGACTGATTTTAAAGGAATCTTTTTTTAATAAAACCCTTGACATATTTGTTAAATAGTAATAAAATATACATATGATTAACAAATATGGTAATAAATTATGATTGCAGTACAAAAAGGTAACACAGTTTTAGAGGGTATTAATAACATGATTGATGCTATGAAATCTGACTATAACAATAGTAGTTTTTCAGGCGATAAACAATACGAAATTAAAGTTGGTAAGAAATACATCAAAGTTATATCAGATGGTGGTGTTAATTCTTTTGTAGTTAACACAGACACAGATCCAAAATTTAAGTTAGGTGATGTGTTAATGGCTGCAAGTTGGAACTCTCCAGCAAGAAATTCTGCAAGAGGTAATGTGTTAGAGGGTGGTTTTCCAATTCAGTGGACAGGGCCACTTTACTTAAGATGATATGAATTTAGTATCAGTTGAGGGTAGTTACAAAAGACGGCGTCTTTTAACAGAAGATGTCGTTTTCTTTTGTATTGAAAAACTAATGCCCAAAATGAAAACTCTTGAGATTGATGTAACTCTTAAAAATATAAAAGAAGCAGATGGTTATTGTTACAGCATCACCACAAGAGAGTTTGACCTTGAAATAGATAAAAAACTAAGTGAAGAAATGTTTATCTCAACTATCGCACATGAGATGGTTCATGTATGGCAATACGCAACAAAACAATTAACTCAAAAGTATAATAAAGAGTTTTGGAAAGGTAATGACTATACAGATACACCATACCATGATGTGCCTTGGGAAAAACAAGCATTATTAATGGAAGTAGATTTATTAAAACAATACAAGGAATATAGAAATGAAAAATAAAACATTTGTAATATTAGGATTAGTAAATGTAATTTTAATACTATCCTTTATTGGTTTATTAATTAGTTTTAAAGTAGACAAAGAAAAAGAAGTAATAGAGGCACAGAAAAAAAGAGAGTTATCTCAAGATGAAATTAATGAGGTATTTTGTCTTGCAGAAAATATTTATTTTGAAGCTAGAAATCAGGGAACAGCTGGTTGGTTAGGTGTAACTAATGTCACTATAAACAGAAAAAATGACAGTAGATTTCCTAATACAATTTGTGAAGTTGTCTATCAAGCGTATATGACTGAATCATCTAAAACAAAAGGTAAGGATTTACCACAAGGTAAAAGACAGTATGTTCCAATTTTGAACAAATGTCAATTTAGTTGGTTTTGTGATAACAAGCCAGACGATATAGTGCATAAAGATTTATTTCAAGAAATATATGAATTTTCTGAAATCGCACTTACATCTGATTTTGAAATAAATGATATTACAGATGGTGCAACTCATTACCACGCACACTATGTGAAACCAGCTTGGAGAAAATCAAAGACAAGAACAGTAAGTATTGGTGACCATATTTTTTATAGGTGGGAAACTGAATAATTGTCTTGACAAAAGATTCAATTTATATTACAATGAAAAAAACTTGGAGAAATAATGAACATATTTTATCTACATGAAAATCCAGAGGTGTGTGCGAAGATGCATTGCGACAAGCATGTTGTCAAAATGATAATTGAATACGCACAAATGTTATCAACTGCACACAGAATGTTAGATGGTGTTGCAGTTAAAAAACCAAGTAAGTCTGGTAAAACAATGGTGACGCATTGGGATTTATATGAGGGTTGTGATGATTTAGAGGCAGAGATGACTTATTACAAAGCTGTTCATTTTAATCACCCATGCACAGTTTGGACAAGAATATCAAAACAAAATTATCAATACCTTTATAATTTATTTTGTGCATTATGTGATGAGTATACTTTTAGATACAATAAAATACATGAAACAGATACTAAACTTAGAAATGCATTATGGGCACTTCCAAACAATATTTCAGATATTGGTTTTACGGAGCCACCACAAGCTATGCCAGACTATTGTAAAGTAGATGGCAATCCAATACAAGCATATCACAACTACTATATAAAAGAGAAATCAAGATTTGCAGTATGGAAAAAAAGAGAGAAGCCGAGGTGGTTTTATGACAGTAAACAAAATTGAAGAATTAGAAAAACATATTATGGGTTACAAAAAAGATAATGCAGAGTTAACAAAAACTTATTATGATTCGTTAAAAAGAACTGATAAGTTGGTGCAAGGAATTAATAAACTAATTGAAGAAAACAAGAAATTAAAAAAAATGATAAGAACTTTGAAAATGGAACAAATTAAAAATGTTTAAAGGTAAAGTTGAAGAAATGTTTGGTATATCATCTAATCCCAATCATAGAGCAAAAACAATGAAGATGTTAGATGGTATGGATATAAAATATAAAAAAGATGGTAAAAATGGACTTATCATTTTGGGTATTGCACCAGAAGGTAGAAAAGGTATAATTGATAAAATCCACGAAAATATTGGTATGACTTCTTATAGGGTATATGGTAAAATTATTTAATGCAGATTTATTTATTGAAAAAAACATAGGAACTTTAGAAGAAAGAAAACAACTAAAAGATTTCTTAATTTCAATATCTCAAGATGATAAAGTTAAAAATGACCCATTTTCTAATGAGGGTTGTTTTAGATTTAACTTTAATGTTCTCAACAATTCTATTAATTGGTTAAATGAATCACAACTAAAATTAACAGAAAAAGCTATGAGCCACTATACACCATTAGATGAAAAATATAGTGAGCAATTGCAAAAAACAAAATTTACAATGTATTACAATTCTTGGGTAAATATCAATGAGCCAGGCTCTAAAAATACAATACACGCACATAAAGAACATATGTTTGCATCAGTATATTACTTACAAGGAACTGATACTGGAAAAATTTGGTTTCACAATGAATCAAATTTATTAGGGCAATGTAGTGTAACTTCACCATTTGTGCGTAAATTTGGATACGAGCCTGAAGATGGAGATTTAATTCTATGGCCTGCATGGGTGCCACATGAGGTTGAAGTTAATAATTCAAATAGACAGAGAATAAATATAACAAGTAATATAGATATGAGATGAGGTGAAAATTTTATGGAAGAAGTTAAAATATTAAAACAAGATGTAATGCCAGTTCATGCACTTCCAGTGTACAAAGAAGAAACTAATTTTATTTTAACCAAAGACGAACTAGATACTGTTTTAAATCAAGATTATCACATTACTAAACAAAGTGGTAAGAATGGTGTTAAAATTTCTAAAACTGACAAAGTATTAGAAGATGAAAAATTACACAGAGTTAAAATTTTTATACTTTCAAGATTTAATCATTATGTAGAAAAAATATTACAAATTGAAAATTGTTTTTACTTAACTCAAAGTTGGAGTGCAATAAATGGTAAAGATTCAACACACCATTTACACGCACACCCAAATACGATTTTAAGCTGTGTTTACTATGCAGCTGCAAATCCTGATAATGGTGGCGAGTTGCGATTAAAAATGCAAAGGAGTAGATTACAAGAGGGTTTTTATTTTGCTTATGAAAAAAAAGAACCTAATGTTTTTAATTCTCACGCAACAGACATAAAAGTAAAAACTGGAGATATAGTTATGTTTCCTGGCTGGGTTGACCATGAGTCATTACCAAATAAAAGTGATGAGCAAAGACTCATCATAGGAACTAATTATTTTGCAGTAGGTAAACTTGGCAAAGTAGCAAATAAAGAATTTATAGAGATAGGATAAAGTATGCCAGTATATACATTTTACAATAAAGAAACAGATGAAACTTATGATAAGTTGATGAAAATATCAGAAAAAGAAACTTATCTAAATGACAATCCTCATGTTGAGAGTATCATATCTGCACCAGCGATAGTAGGTGACCATGTGGTAAAAAGAATGGACGGCGGTATGAAAGAAGTTTTTAGTCGTATTTCACAAGCTCACCCTAATAGTCCACTTGCTGATAGATTCGGTGATAATCGCACAAATGCACAGAAAAAGGTGGAAAGTATAGGTAAAAAGCATGGAATGGTACGCAAAGATGGTGGACAAGATGTTAGTAAACTTACACGAACATACAAAACTACATAAATATAACTGTATAAGTTTCAATATAATAACAAGATTAATTCTTAAATTTTAAAGAACTTATATAGGGGGGATTTCCCCCCACCTTTAACTTGGAATAAATTAAATATGTCAAAGAAAAAAGAAATTAGTAACTCAGATTTAGTTGAGATTAAACCAATTACAGATAATCAAAAATTAGTTTTTGAATCATATAAAAAAGGTTTAAATCAATTTTTATTTGGCTGTGCTGGAACTGGTAAAACTTTTGTTTCAATGTATCTTGCTTTTCAAGATGTGTTAAAAAATGAAACACCATATGAAAGAGTGGTAATGGTTCGCTCTTTAATACCTACAAGAGAGATAGGTTTTTTACCAGGCGATGAAGAAGATAAAGCTGCATTGTATCAAGTGCCATATTCTAATATGGTACAGTTTATGTTCAAGCAACCAAATGAACAAGCGTTCAATATGCTATACGACAGATTAAAGGCTCAAGGAAGTTTTTATTTTCTTTCAACATCTTTCCTTAGAGGTTTAACTTTTGATAACTCAATCATAATAGTAGACGAATGTCAAAATTTAAATTTTCATGAGCTAGACACAATTGTAACAAGAGTAGGTCAAGATTCTAAAATTATTTTCTGTGGAGATTTCATGCAGACTGACTTGACTAAAATGAATGAGAGAAATGGATTGCATGACTTTTTAAGAATACTAGAAGAAATGAAACAGTTTAACTGTGTTGAGTTTGATATTGGGGATATAGTTCGCTCTGGTTTCGTTAGAGATTATCTCATTCAGAAAACTAAATTAGGAATAGGAGTAGAATAATGGCTTTTAAACTTTCAAGTAGGTCACTAGGTAGACTTGACGGAGTAGATGAAAGATTATCTAACATTGTTAAGAAAGCGATACAATACACAAAAATAGACTTTGGAGTTATACAAGGACTCAGAAGTATAGAGGAACAAAAAGAATTAGTTGCAAAGGGTTTATCAAAAACTATGAACTCAAAACATTTGGAAGGCCGTGCAGTAGACTTAATGGCTTATCTAAATGGTAGAGCTTGTTGGGAAGTTAATGTATATGATGATATTGCAGATGCAATGAAACAAGCTGCAGTAGAGGAAGAAGTGCCGCTGAGATGGGGTGCAGCTTGGACTGTATCAGATATCCGTATGTTTTCAGGCACGATGGAAGAAGCTATGACATCATATGTTGATATTCGTAGATCACAAAATAAACGCCCTTTCATAGACGCACCTCACTTTGAACTTATGACTACAATCAACGGAGGTTTTTAATTAGAAATTAATATTATGTTTTATCATTTGAATGTGAATCTGACTGACTTAAAAACAAAAACAATAAACAAAAAAAGATACTATGTAACTCCACATGGAAAAGAATATCCATCAATCACCACTGTTCTTTCAGTTAAGAACAAAAAGGGATTGATGGAGTGGAGAAAGAGAGTAGGCAATGAAGTTGCAACTTACATTAGTTCCAAATCTGCAATTAGGGGAACTCATGTTCACTCTATGTGTGAGGATTATCTAAATAATAAAGAAATTTACAAAGATGAATGGATTTTTCTACATTATGTATTGTTTAAACAGTTAAGAGATAAGGGTTTAAATAATATAAATAATATTCACGCACAGGAGTGTGCATTATATTCTGATGAATATGAAATAGCTGGTAGAGTTGATTGTATCGCAGAATATAAAGGAAAGTTATCAGTCATTGACTTCAAAACTTCATCTAAAGAAAGAAAAGATGAGTGGAATGAAAATTATTACATACAAGCCTCTGCATATGCAGAGATGTATCGTGAGAGAACAAACACAGAAATAAATCAAATTGTAATACTAGTTGTTACAGAAGATGGAGTTGTGCAAGAGTTTATTAAAGATAAAAACTCATATATACCATTATTAAAAGAATCTGTGGAAGCATGGAAAAACAAGGATATTCTACAATGACAGACGAAAGAGTAAAACTAACAGATGCAGCTAAACAAAAATTGCAATTTATGTTATTTGATGATGGTAAATCTGTTGACTATAATAATCAGATTAGATTATTTGTAGTGGGTGGTGGTTGTGCTGGACTTAATTATGGTTTTGATTTTTCACTTGAAGAAGATGATGATTACAAGATACCATTAAATAATATGAATGATGCGTTTTTAGTTGTAGACCCAATGAGTTTTCCTTACATTGAGGGTGCAACAATTGATTACACAAAAACACTTATGGGTGAATCATTTACATTCAATAATCCAAACGCATCTGCAACTTGTGGCTGTGGCTCATCTTTTGCAGCCTAATGAAAAAAAGTACAAAAACAATAACTAGGTGGATTCTAGCAATCATTCTATTTTTTATTGCAGTGTTAATACATGACGCAAATACAGTTGGTATTGATATAGCTGGTAATACCTATGTTATGAAACAAGTTTCCAATTATTGAAATTGTCTTGACATACTATCATTAAGTGTGTTAGACTATTAGAGTTTTGTTAGTTGTACTCTGAAAAAACAATTAACATCAAAAAAAAGGAGGCAATATGAACTATCTTGAAACTGCGAAGAAATGGCTTATGTCCATTTTAGATTTAGGTCTTGTAGTGGTTGCACTAGCAGTCGTACTACAAGTCTTATTTGGTGAGGCTGTGCCATTTGTAGGTGGTGATGTAGTTGCCAATGTAATTCAATTAGTTAACGCTTTGGGTAGCCAAGGGTTAGTTGGTTTAGTTGCAGTTGGTGTTCTATTTTGGGTTTTTAATCGCAAATAGAATCGTATTAAGTTTTGGTGGTTGTACTTGGAACAACCATCATTTTTTTTTATTATGAGGGTCGTTATGTTAACTTCAAAATCTTTTTCTCTTGAAGTGGAAACAATTGCAAGAGAGAAAAAAATCACACACATGGAAGCAGTTTTAGAATACTGCAAAGAACATCAACTTGAACCTGAGTCTGTTGCAAGACTTGTATCAAAAGGTCTCAAAGACAAAATAGAAGCAAACGCAAGAGATTTAAATTATTTTCCTAAACGAGCAAAACTTCCAGTTTAATGGAGCCTATTGATATCTATCTAATGTATTGTGCAATGAAAGCTCACTTTGGTAAAAGTGATTATGATTTTATTAAGTATGAGGGTAAGTCAAAAGTATCTAGGGATTCTTTTTGGAAAAGAAAAGACAGGTCTTTTTTCGTAAAATTATCACGCAAATATAAAACTAAAGATGAAATAAAAGATTATCTTGTATCTAATTTTGTTAAAGAAAATAAAGGGTGGGTTGGTAATTTTACTGATGAAAATTATATTCAATGGAAAAACACTAATTTAATTGAACTGTTTAAAAAAGACATTTCATTATTATTAAAAAACTTTGAAGATGGGAAAATTATATTTGTAGTTCCAAAGAGTGGACACCCAAAATTATTAAGAGAATATCTAGGAAAAAGAATATCAATTGAAACCATGATTATTTTAGACGAGATTACAAATTATACTTCAAATTGGAATATATCTTTAAAAGATGATGTGGTTTGGCCAAATATAAATTATTTAATGAATAATTACAAAAAGTTCTTGACAATAGACAAAAAACAATGTAGAATAGACTTATTTAAATCAATAAAAAGGAGTAAAGATGTCAACTTATGAACAGTTGCAAAAAGACAAAGACTGGTTTGAAAACAAATCAGACAAACTTGAAGCTAAAGTAAAACAGCTTCAATATGACCTTGCAGAGTTGCAAAAAAGCAATTCTGAACTTTTAGAGAGGTGTAAAAAACTTGCATCTCGCCAACCAGCTTGGCCAAAGGGGTATCGTCCACAACGATACTACAATAGTAATAGAAATGCAGCTAAGCAGTAGCACAGTAGAACTATTAGACCACATGGGCAGTGATTTGACTATTGCAAACGCAGCTCGTGTGTCTTTTGGTAAAAGAAAAGAACAATTTGATGCAAAAGATGTTGGACTAATTAATTATCTTGCAAGGCATAATCATTGGAGTCCATTTGGGCATGCATCTTTACAGTTTCACATTAAAGCACCAGTATTTGTTGCACGACAGTTAGTAAAACATCAAGTAGGTTTAGTATGGAATGAAGTAAGTCGTAGATATGTAGATACTGAACCAGAGTTTTTTAAAGTTGATTCTTGGAGAGGAAAAGCAGAGAATAAAAAACAAGGCTCTGATGAAAATAAAACAGTTGATAAAATTAAAAAAAATGCATTGTATTCAGTTTCAACATCTTCACTTAAAGAGGAAATTGAATCAGATGCATTAAGAAATTATAATTTAATGCTACAATCTGGTATTGCACCAGAGCAAGCTAGAATGATATTACCACAATCAATGATGACTGAATGGTATTGGAGTGGGAGTCTATATGCGTTTGCAAGAGTTTGTAATTTAAGATGTAAGCCTGATGCACAATTAGAGTCAAGACAAGTGTGTGATTTAATTGATACAAAAGCAGAAAAATTATTTCCAATAAGTTGGAGAGCGTTAAGAGATGAGTAAAGTTATAGTCTATGGAAATGGGAAATCTCGTTTAAAGTATGATGATACTATTTTTGATAATGTTATTACATGGGGTTGTAATGCGATTTATCGTGATATGAAAGTGGATAACCTTGTTTCTGTAGACTATGGCGCTCAGCATGAAATCTATACATCAGGATATGCAAAAGAAAACAATTGCTGGTTTTTAGATTGGAACATACTACCAAGAGAATTTACCATTATGGGTAGTACATTTAATTTAAAATTCAAAAACTTTTATGAAAATGAACCTACTGAAAATGGTTGTGTAATAAACGGAAAACCAAATGATGATTTATATACTACATGGATAGATGATGTAGATAAAGTATCTAACATTGATTATCCTAGAGAGTGGTGCTCTGGTGCGACTGCAATTCATCTTGCGTGTCAGCAAGGAGCTAAAGAATTATTTTTACTTGGATTTGATTTGAGTATAAATAATATATATGAGGGAACAAAAAACTATCCTAAACAAATAGAACACCCTGAATGGAAACAACAGTTGTGTACTACTTTTAGGGAGTTTGGAGATACTGAGTTTTTTTGGGTTGAACCTCAACACTCAGTTGAATCTCTCACTAATTTTAATTTAAAATATATAACATACGATACATTTAAACATACGATAACATAAGGAGATTACTATGTCGTTAGACGCACTTAAGAAGAGCAATTCGCTTGACAAACTTCTCAATGCAGTAAAAGAAGATTCTGCACCTCAAGAGAAAAAATCATATGTAGACGAAAGACTTTGGAAACCAGTATTGGATTCATCTGGTAATGGTTACGCAGTTATTCGTTTCTTACCAGAAGTTCAAGGTGAAGATATGCCTTGGGCAAAAGTTTGGAATCACGCATTTCAAGGCCCAACTGGACAATGGTATATTGAAAACTCTCTTACTACTATTGGACAAAAAGACCCTGTGTCAGAACACAATACTAAATTGTGGAACTCAGGTTTAGAGTCTGATAAAGAAATCGCAAGAAAACAAAAGAGAAAGTTGCAATACTTTTCTAACATCTATGTTGTGAGTGACCCAAAGCACCCAGAAAACGAAGGTAAAGTTTTTCTATTCAAGTATGGAAAGAAAATCTGGGATAAGATTAATGAAGCTATGTCACCAGCATTTGAAGATGAAAAACCAATTAATCCTTTTGATTTTTGGGAAGGTGCAAACTTTAAATTGAAGATTCGTAAAGTTGATGGATATTGGAACTATGACAAATCTAGTTTTGATGCACCATCTAAACTAAAAGAATCTGATGAAGATTTGAATAAGATTTGGAAAAATCAATATTCACTTAAAGAGTTTACTGCACAAACAAACTTCAAGTCATACGAGGAACTTAAAACTCGTTTAGATGCAGTTCTTTCTGGAACAGTATCAGTTGGAAATGTAACAGAGGACATTAATGATGATGTTCCTTTTGCAGAGCCAAAAGTTGATACCAAACCAATTGAGTCTAAACAAGATAAAGATGACGATGATACAATGGGTTATTTTGAAAAACTTGCAAACTCATAAAGAAAGGTCTGACACTTCCTACTATTGCTGAAGCTAGCTAGGTTTAAATAGTTTAATGTGTTATCCCCCACAGAGCTCATAGTGGGGGATTTTTTTATATGGAGCTTGTAGTAAGTTGTCTTAAGAGTGGATCTGGATTTACTATCAAATGACTTGCTTGCTGAACTGTTGTTGCATTATTAACAGTTCTTGCACTATTATCCATAACTACTGTTTGTCCACTCGTATTTTCTTTTACTTGTGGTGATGCATCAATCATCTCAGTTCTTTGTGCAGAATTAGTTTGTGCAGTTGTTGGTGTGGTTGAAACACTACCACCTTTCATTTTTTCAGAGAATACTCTATTAAATGCTTCAAGTGGACTTTCACCAAAAGGTGCAGCTGCTTTTACAGCTGCTACTACTGCACTAAGCATCGCACTTATAAAATTACCTATTGGTGCAAGTTTTTCTTTTATAGCGTTTATAAAAGGCTTAAAAAAATCAAGAACTGGTTTAAAGAAATCAATCGCAGTTTCTAGTTTTGGTTTTATGAATCTGTCGTAGATACCTGATATAAAATTTAATACAGGATCAAATATTCCAGATATTATACTCGCACCAAAGTCTAGTGCTTCATCAATCATTGGTTTTATGTTATTTGTATAAATCCCCCCAATAAACTCAATCACACTATTGAACATATTTTTAATACCACCTAAAATCTTTTCTCCTATTTCGGTTTCTGTCAAGAATACATATACACCAGTCAATGCAGCTATAACTGCACCAACTGCTAAGCCTATTGGGCCAAACTTAGATGCAAATTTAAAGATGGGCCCTGCCTTTCCAAAAAACTTACCCAACGCACCTACTGATTTTGCTGCTCCACCTTTAGCAGAATCTTTTAATCCTATTGCTGTTTTTCCTATGCGTGTATTCACTGCTGTGAAAGCAGCTTTCAATTTTTTAAAATCAAATAACATTGGTATTGATTTTAAGATTGCACCACTTGCTTTAAAAACTCCTTTACCTATGGAAACAAATGCACCACCTAGTGCAACGATTCCTTTACCAAGTCCAAGTAAAAGTTTACCACCTGCTTTAAGTCCA